GGCACTTTTGGAAACCGCCAGAGATGGCGGTTTTCCTTTATTCTCCAACGGTTTTCAGACTTTCCTAATTCACTCCAATTCACTCCAAATCACGTCATTTCTCTATAAAACGTGGGCAAAATGTGGGCACGGAATCACCAGACCATCGGCAGTCCGAGGCATTGGCGCGCCCACCGTTCCACGGCACGATTCTCCTCGTCGTCGCCGAGCATGAGGAGGAAGCCGGCGTTCTTGCCGAGCGAAGCGGGTTCCAGCTTCTTGATCACGCCACGCTCCTGAAGGAACAGCCAAGCGTTGCTTATGTTCGTCTTGACTGTGTTCTCGCGCTTCTTCATCTCCTTATCGGCATTCTCGCCCATGGCCTGCTCCGGCGTGAGCAGAATCATGCCGTATGCGTCTGCGATGGCGCGCCATCCGAGCGTGTAGTAGCGGCATGGCGCGTTGACCTTGCGCAGCTTCTCGGGCGGCTGGTTGCGTTCACGGTCCCAGTCGTAGGTCATGGAGCACATGAAGGAGATTGCGAGTTGCGCAGTGGTGTAGCAGGTCAGGTTGTCTCCGCGCTTCTTGGCGAGGCGTCCGGTGCGGTTTAGGTCGTAAAGGGCTTGCGTGTTCTGGTATCCCATGTCTTCCATGTCTTTCCCTCCATGCTTTGCCTTAGAATGGTGCATGGAGAATCTAGCTGGTTTTCCGTCGCCCCGATTTGCTCTGGTCAGCGTCGGGGCTTTTTCGTTTATGACTGCATTGTAATTGCACCCGAGAGTAAAAGTCAAATTGCACAGCGAGTAAAAATGCAAAAGAGAAAGTAGAGACGTTTGGTGCAATTGTGATTGCACATATATAAGCTATACATGCTTTAACATTTTTTTTATAAGGGGAAGAATGCAGGATCGGCACGTGGAATATAAGCTTTATACTCGTTTATAAGCCCATGTAAGGCAATATAAAAGCCCCACATTGTGGGGCTTCATTATCTTCGCTTTTATTCGAGGTCAGCGTCTCCGCTGGCTGGACAATGTGCCAACTCCTCGCCATCGACGGTAAGGGCCAGCATCCAGGTGGGATTATCGCCCTTTTGATGGATCATCGTGTCCGGGATGCTGGTTTCGAATGTGGCATCGTCGGTGGAGAGATTCCATCCTGGATACTTGTTGCTGTCGTTCGTCGACAGATTCGTTATCTCCCGCTCGGTCTCGCCGGACTCCGTGAAATCTGTGAGATTCACCTGGTACCAAGTGCCATCGGGATTCTTTAGCATAAGCGTGTAGGCGTAGAATTGCTTCGCGTCCAATGCCTTGACATTGTCGAATCCATCGATTGAGATTCCGAGGTACTGGCCGGTCGTCTCCACTCTCGCCGCCGGCATCAGGTCGGAATCGCCATCGCAGAAACCGGACAACCCGCTCGCCAATGAAGTCTCCTTGCCACTGTCAGGGGCATTGCGCGAATCCTGCGAGTCTGAGGCTTGGCTATTGGCGCTCGCCGATTTCACTCCGGCTGTGTAGGCGATCGGAGCTGTGGCGAGTCCGGTGGCGCTGACCAGTGCGGCACAGATGATGGCCGCCGTCTTTACCTTCACATCCTTGCCGAGCCATGCCTTGAGCCTGACCAGCATCGTATTGTTCTGCCTGATTCTCATGTTTTCCTCTCTCCCCATCGAACAAGGTGGATGCAGCCGATTCTACCGTCATGCTGCGAGCGTATGCCGGTAGTCTTCCAGTACTTGCATGGTCACGTTCAGTTCGTCGGCTATCGACCATAGGTCATCGTCGTACATGTGTTCGAGCAATGCAAGCTCGGCAGGATCGACGAGCGTGAGGGCGGTCTGCGTTCTCGCCCGTCGCTCCTGCTTCGAACGATTGTTTGAACAACCATCGTCACCATGCTTCCAGTGCAGCAGCTCATGCGTGAGCACGCATCTTTTCGCCGTGTAGGTAAGGCGCCTGTCAATGAGTATCACGCTGTTGGATGCGTCGTAACAGCCCCATAATCCGTCCGGCAGTATGGCGCTGGACACGGTGACCGGCAGGTGGATGATCGCCCTGCGCATGTCACCGTATGTCATGTTCCGATTGATTGGCAGGTCAGGCTGGCTCGTCGTAGTCAGGCCCCGCCTCTCCATTGATCGCCTCCTGCTTGCCCGGCGCATCATACGCAGCCAATGTCAAGCCGGCCCGCGCCTTCGCCTCGGTTTCCTCGATTGCGTGGCGTTGCGAGTCGATCACTATATCACCTGGCGATACGCCGGTGACTTCGCTGATGCGCTCAAGGTCGCTCAAGGTCAGTGGGCGGCTGAGGTTCGCGTGTTTGTACCAGTAGTCGCGGCTGAAACCGCAAGCTTTGGCGAATTCTGCGACCGTCATGCCGCTTTCTTTTTGCAGTCTGACGCACTCGCGCATGATCTGCGTGGCTAGTGGCGTCATCTCGTTTGCTTTACTTCCCATAACTCCAGTATAGCCAATTAAATACCTTTTTGTGTGCAAATTGTGAAGATGTAAGTAATTGAATACACGAATGTAGTCAATTAAATACACTGAGAGGTGTCGAAAGGAAAACCGAGATGTTGAGCACGAAGAAGACCAAGACCCCCGACCACTACCCGTGTGGCCACATGCGCGGCCCCGGCTGGCACGACTGGCGCGCATGCCTCACCAAGCAGGGAGTCGAGGAGGATGAATGGCCGGTCTGACGGAAACAGCCAGCAGAAACCTCAAAGCGGAACTCGCCAGACGCAGCAAGACGCGTGCCGACCTCGCAAACGCTTGGGGATGCACCCTCAAGACCGTCGACCAAAGGCTCAACGGAAGCATCTCGATAAGCATCAAGGAAATCGAAGAAGCCGCACCGGTCTTCGACATGGACTCCATGCAGCTGCTCATGCTCCTCATCCAGCCAATCGACAGCATCAAACAATTCAAAGCCTGAAATCCACAACCAAAGGAGCGTCCGATGGACAGCAAGACCTACACCCGAGAACTGCGCAAAGCCTGCGTGGAAGCCGTCTTCGACGAATTCGCCGAGCATGGCGACATGATTCGCCCGCAATACGCGGGACAGTGGAATGAAATCGACGCTAGCCGATTCCTGGGCCACATCACCGGACCGATGGACATCGACGTGACCGACCTCGTGGACGTCATCATCGACACGATCGCCAAGGAAGCACAGAAATGAGCGGACAACTGCTTAACCCGCCAGCGCCGCCCGAACAGCGGAAGACGGTCTTCGACCCGCGGACGATCATGCTCGGCCTGACCGGCTACGCCATCCAAGTCGGCGAACACGACGCCAGACTCGTCAGACTCCACGAGGACGGGAAGACCATCCTCACGGAAGTGGACGCCAAAACCACAGAAACATTCGCCTACCACCTTTATGACGCGATAGGAGGAACACGATGAGCCTCACCACGGATGGAAGCCTCTACTTCAAAATCCTCGATGACGGCACCACTCGCAGCGACCATTCAGCCGTCATCCAGCTCGCCATCGACACGTGCGACAGCCACGCGCGGTACCTGCTCACGCAGACAGACCTGGCGAACATCCGCCGCGACTGCAACCGCATCTTGAAGGAACTATCCGAAAGGAGGATGGCGAAATGACCGACCACGACTACCGGCTCGAAGACCAGCGGGAGAAGACGCGGAAGCCGGACTACACGCGCCGCCGCATCCTCTTCGCCATCGCCAGCATCGGCCTCATCTCCAGCCTGACCATCATGCTCACATGGCATGGCGGCAGCACCACCGCCGCGCTCATGGTGGAAGGCGTGTACATCGCCACCGCATTGTGGCTGATCGTCAGATTCGCGCCACGCGACTAAAAGACTTCCCACTGGCCGGCAGTCCAAACAAACAACCCAATCGGATTGTTCCGCGGGACACCCACGTTCACTCATTCGTCGGCCAGTGGGGACACATAACTGAATATCGATTATTATCCACGCGCCGACCATTATCGCTGCACATACACTGTCGGCGCATTGGCTGGGCGACGGTTCGCTCGTCCACGGATTCCAATCTCTTCTCTCTCTATCAAAAACGCAGGCACTCCGGTGCTTGCAAACCCTTTCAAGTCCGCCTGACGGCTTCCATCGCCGTCGGCCACGCCACCGGCCGTGAACACGTTCAGGTCGCGTTCCAACAGTCAAAGGGGCGTTCGGAATCCAAGGACGGCATCGGTTCGACTCCGATGCCAGCCACTCAGCCCCATCCACTCGTCAGGACGGGGCCTACAACGTCAACAAGCAAAGGAAACCACACCATGGACGAAAACAAACCACAGTCGGCAAAATGGGTGCTCTGCGTCGACATCGACCCCGACAACAACCCGGAATCCGACCCAATGTTCGTCGCCGCACTTGACATGCCGCTGGACGGCGGCCTGATCAGCGTCACCCTGCCCGGCAACAGACTCGGCAAAGCAACCGCGCTTGCCGCCCGAACCGCATGCCAGGCCATCGACAAGGCGCTCAAACGTCACCTCGAACGCGGAGGCGACAGCGACACCCCGGAAATGCTCACCGGCCTCCACATCGACCCGATGGGCGACATTCGGGACGGCAGGCCATGACAGACCTGCTCACGCCAGCCGAACTGGCCGCCATGCTCGGCATGAGCGTGCGCACACTCGCCAACTGGAGGAGCAATGGCAGGGGGCCGAAGTATCTGAAGCTTGGCCCTGAACCACCAGCTGGCAAGCAGGACAGGCGCCCGGTGCTTTACGAGCGTGACGTGGCCGAGCGTTGGGCTACAGCACACCAGTACACGAGGACGGTGGCGAGATGAAAAACGGAATGTTCGTTCCGGCGACACAGTGCAAAAGCCATCCAAACGTCAAAAGCGACGGGAAAGCAAGCGTCGACACCGGCAAACCGACCCTCACACAGCAGGGAATCGACGTGGACAAGTTCATCCGCGAAAACCACGCGCTCATCGAAAAACTCAGGAAAGGAACACGTTGAAACACGAATACACCTTCGAAGAATTAGCCGAACTGAAAAGCATCTACGACGAGTCAGGCGAAGCCGGACTCCAGATCGGCGAAATGCGGGCGTTACGCAAGGCCGGACTCCTCACGCAGGGCCTACCGGCGAAACCGGCGGAACCGTCGAAACGCGATCTCATCCTCGCGCACTGCAAAAAACGCATCAGCCAAGGCCAACCGTTCGACGGCAAGGAAACAGCCGAAGCGCTCGGCCTGAGCCAGAAAACAGTCGGCAACATTCTCAGCCAACTCCGCAAGGAAGGACTATTGCCGGCCTACGACAAGCGTTCACCACGCAAAATCACCACAAGCGGAAAGAAGAAGGAGACCATCGTGACCGTCGCATCGAAACCAGCCGCCAACAAGGAGACAGCACCGGAAGAACAGTGCGAGAACCCACGCACCATCATCGTGAACGCGCTGATTGACATCTACGACTCCATCTCGGCATTGCAGCGTGCCGCATACCATGCCAACGACAAGGTGGTCTACATGTTCGCCACCAAGCTGCTGAACGGCGAATTGATGGACTTGAAAGCCAACTACTCGAAGGACACGGCGAAATGAGGCTCAAGTTCAATAGCGAGAGTGGCGTTTTCACCATCGAGCCAGAGTCCCTGGCGGAAACCATCAAGCTCAGAACGTCCGCGTTGGATATCGCCAATCTGGTGGTCGATTATTTCGACGCCGACATCATCAAAGCAGACATAAACAAGCCAAGCAATCAGCAGGGAGCCTGAAATGAAGCGTATTCCACTCAAGGATACGGAACGCTATCAGATCGAGCGTTTCAAGCAGGGCAAGAAGACGGAACGTCATCTCGCGTGGCTGAAGAGCCGTAAGGCCGGTGTGGGCGGTTCCGACATGAGCACGATTCTCGGCCTTAACGCGTTCAAAACGCCTTACGAATTGTGGTTGGAGAAGACCGGACGCGTGGAACCGGAGGACATTTCCGACAAGTGGGCGATCGTCAAGGGCAATGCCCTGGAAAACGAGCTTCGTAAGCGTTTCCGCGCGCAGCATCCGGAAATGATCGTCACAGACGGCACCGACAAGCAGTTCATCAGCCGCGAGAAGACATACCTGCGCGCTTCCCTTGACGGCATCCTGCAAAAGGAAGACGGAAGCTTCGGAATCCTCGAAATCAAGACGGCGGGTAATCGCCGAGCGGGGGACTGGCATGACGAGGACGGCAACCTCCGTATTCCGCCTTACTATCTCGCTCAGGTCGAATTCTACGCGCTCGTCACTGGATGGACGTGGGGCTACGTGTACGCGGCCATCGGAGACGATGAGCCGGTAGAGATCCCGTTCCAGGCGGACGTGGAGGATATGTCCGCGATCGACAAGGCCGCCGCCGACTTCTGGCATTTCGTCACCACGGGTACTCCACCACAGCTTACCGGCGGGGATGTGCAGAAGGCGTTCCCCGAACCCACGCCGGACATCGTGGACGAAAGCGACGATGACGACCTGTACGACCTGCTCGCAAGATACGAGAGCGCCACCGGAATGCTGAATGACATGAAGGCCGCTCAGAAGGAATTGCAGGAGCAGATCATTCTGCGCATCGGCTCGCACACCGGCATCAAGTGCGGGAATTTGCAAGCCACCTACAAGCCGATGACCCGCAAGGAATACACCGTCAAAGCCACCACCTACCGCAAATTCGCATTCAAATCCATCGAAGAAAAGGAGCAATAAAAAATGGGAGCAATCGCACAGCAGGCGCAAGGGCAGCAGTTGCAGCCGCTCAATCCGAAGGGCAAGCTCAAGCAGCTTGTGGAGCATTCGTGGCCGCAGATCGCGCGTGTCATCGGCGGCAACCTCGACAGCGAGGCGCTGTTGCAGATGTGCATCAGCAGCATCAACCGCACACCCGCCTTGGCCGACTGCACGCCGGTCAGCGTCCTTTCCTGCTTCATGCAGTGCGCGGCACTTGGCTTGCGCCCATCCGACGTGGATGGATTGGGACAGGCGTACATCCTGCCCTATGGCAACAAGAACTATGCCACGGGGGAGAAGCAGGCCACCTTCGTCATCGGCTACAAGGGCATGCTGAAACTGTTGGAGAACAGCGGCATCTACGCGCAGCCGAGAGCCGTCTACGAGGATGACAACATCAAGCTCAAGCTTGACGAAAATGGCGTGCCGACCATCGAATGCCCGGACGAGGTGAACGTGGACGCCGACCACAGCGAGGACAAGCTGAAATTCGTGTACCTCTCTGTCCAGCTGCCGAATGGCGGACGCTACGCCGACTACATGTCGAAACGCGACCTGCTCGAATACCGCGAGAAGTACGCGCCACGCAATCGCAGCCGTCAGATCACCGGACCGTGGGTGAAGAATTTCGTGGAGATGGCGAAGAAGACCATCATCCGTCGCAGTTTCAAATATCTGCCGGTCAACATCGAGGCGAAGAAGGCCGCGAGCGTGGACGAGACCACACCGGATTACAGCGACGTGTTCCAGCCGGTAATCACCGATTCGACTGATGACGTGACTGCCGAGGTCATGGACACCGAAGCCGACTCCGAGCAGCAGGCCGATGCGAAGGACGGTGAGTGATGGCGGGGGAGACCGTTATCACGATCGTCGGCAATCTGACCGCCGACCCTGAGATTCGCACTTTGAGCAATGGCGGCACGGTGGCGAACTTCACCATCGCGTCCACGCCACGCGTATACAACAGCCAGGCCAACCAGTGGGAGGACGGTCAGGCGCTGTTCCTCCGCTGCTCGGCCTGGCGTGACCTCGCCTCGCATTGCGCCCAGACGCTCCGCAAGGGCATGCGCGTCATCGCGCAGGGCCGGTTGCAGCAGCGTTCCTATCAGGCGCAGGACGGTTCCAACCGCACGGTCATCGAATTGCAGGTGGACGAGATCGGCCCGTCGCTCAAGTATGCGACGGCTCAGGTGCAGAAGATGCAGTCAGGCTCATACCAGGGCGGCAACGCCAATGGCGGCTATCAGCAGCCGCAGCAGCCGCAGTATGGCGTGAACCCATCGAACACCGGCCAGCAGTCGATGGGCGCTGACCCGTGGTCATCCACCGGCGACGACGAAACGGCCTTCTGAACCATGGGGGAATGTCTGGAACCACCGGACGTGGAACCCACATGCCCGAAGCATGGGTGCGCGTTGTATCCGGCGCGCCCCATCCCATGCTTCGAATGCGAAATCGAAGCCGAGGAAGAGGAGGCCGACAACTATGAGCGAGATTGATATCGCGATAGGCAGGCAATTGTGGTGGACACAGAACCGTCGAAGCCGCAGCTGGGCAGTGCCATACGCCAGGAAGAAGCAGGTCAAGGCCAAGAGCCTGCTCACCTTCCGAAACCTCATCAACAGTGGCAAGCTCAAAAAGCCCGAGCATTGGCCGGTGCATGTGACAGCCATCATCCACCCACTGACCCACGGACGCTTCGACCCGGAAAACGCGGCGCCAATGGTCAAGGCGATACTCGACGGCATCACCCAGTCAGGCTACTGGCCCGACGACAACGCGGACTACGTGCTCGGCCCCGACTACCGGCTAGGCGAGCCAAGCACCGAAAAAGGCGTCTACCACATCACCATAAGAATCGAGAGCACGAAATGAGCATAAGAGTGAGAACAACCTATATAGCGGAATGCGACTACCCGGGCTGCACCACGGCAGACGACTTCTGGGAAACAAGCAGGGAAGACGCAATCATGGACATTATCGACGATAACGAATGGCTGTGCCTGTTCACCAGTGATAATAAGCCGAGATTATTCTGCCCCTTGCACTTGCGCTACATGCAAAACTTTCCGGATGACTCGACGACAGTCTTTTTCGATTCAGACAGTCCAGCAACACAACCAACCTTGCACGCCTTGAACAGGTTCTACGAGGATGTGAGCACACCGCAACCACTGCCAAAACTGGAATGCGAGGACACCATACTAGCGGTTCTCACAAGCGAGGACGCGAAATGAGTCTTACCGAAGTCTGCTGGAACATTTCAAGCGTTTTCATCGTCATCGTCTTGGGTGTGATGGCGGTATTGGCGATGCTGACATTGTTTGCGATAGTGGCGGCGATATTCACTTCCAGTCCACAAGACAAGGAGGAACACCATGGTAACGAACGTGAGTGAAAAAGACAAGACGCTCAACGAGATCATCGATTGGGCGAAAAGTCGCTGTCATGAAGCCGGACTTTCCAGATTCGATGTCCGCAGAAAGAGCGACCGAGACTTCTATGACGGCCAAGTTAACGCATTCCATGAAATGCTAGAGCTTTGCCGTTCCATGCTCGGCTATTCCGGCTCCATGCCGTCCGAGGTGCCGAATCAAAGCGAGGATACGGAATGAGCGTCCTGCTTGACGAGGCCGACGCTTACGAGCGTGGCATGGATGATGATTTGACTTTTCAGACGGTTCGGGAGCTTGCCGGTACAGCGTACATGGCTGGACGTTCCGCTCCACCAACTGCCGTTGAGATTGAGGCCGTGGCGAAATGGCTCCTCTGGGACAGCTGCGAATGGGATGGCGTCGATAGCTACGCGGCGAAAGACGAAGAAGACGCATGGAATCATGCCGGTGAGATTCCCGGCTTCCAGGAGGGATATATCAGACAGGCCAAGGAAATACTCGAAACCGCACGGAAGGCGGTGACGGAATGAGCAATATCACAGATGAATTAGCGCACCTGTACCCCGATGACGGTACTGAGACGCGACGTTTGGACCGCAACGCTTACGTTTCGGGACGCTTGCGCAGTCCTTCGGAACGGGAGGTGATGGCCGTGTGCAACCAGCTTTATGGGCTTATGCCGGACGCTAATGCTACAAACATCCGTCAGACTGCGGCAAGAATCCTCAGAGCAGCACGACAGGCGGTGACGGAATGAGCAAGACAATCCGATACGTGGAATGCGCCCACTGCGGAGAGGTTGTCGGCACATATTACGTGACCTGCCCATACTGCGGATACAAGCTGGCCGCGCGCAAGCCGACAGGCATGGATCCGCTGTATGGCATGACCGACAGCGAATTCTACAAGCGATTCGGGAGCATGTGATGGAAGATGTTGGAATTCTTCTCACGCCGCCACCGGACTTGGTGGAGATCGCGGAAGCATTGGACATCATGGCCCAGCCGCACGTCGGCAGCGGTTGGGCGAACCTCAACTTCGACGGCCTTCCATGCGCCACGCCACGGCAGGAGGCCATCTGGATGGAATACAACGGAATCACAAGAGGAGATTAGGCGATGGCTAGACGCGGCTACGTGCAGCTCGTGAACGAATTCTACGCTAACGAGAAGGTGCAGGAACTGGCCCGCAGCGGACGCATGGACGCTGTTGGAGTCTTCTGCATGGCTTTGACGTATTGCGGCGACCATCTCACGGACGGATTCGTGCCGCGCCGCGCCATGCTCTATGTCATCGGCGCCACGGGCGAGCAGGTCAACGCACTGTGCGATGTCGGAATGCTCGAAGCGGTTGACGAAGGCTGGCTGATTCACGACTACACCGCCCACAATCGCACCAAAGAGCAGGTATTGCACGCCAGGAAGAAAAGCGCCGAGCGCGTGGCCAAGCATCGCAACGAATCGGATGTAACGGCGTTACATCGGAACTGTAACGCTGTTACATCGGGACAAACACCAGAACACCAGAACACCAGAACACCAAAGAAAGAGAAAGAAGAATATTCTTCTTCTTTCTCCAAAGAAATCGAGGTAAGCGACTTCGAGCTAGTGAGGGAGAAGGCGCACGCCAACGCCGACATCATCCGAAACTATCCGAAACTCGACCTATCGGACGCATGGAACGCATTCTTAAGCCGACATTATGGCGAAAACCGCACGATAGCCGACTGGACGCGCCTGTGGAAGGGCTGGTGCCAACGCAGAGCCAAAATGAGCGGCATACCACCCTCGAAACGCCACGTGCACACGTGGAAATGCTCTCACGTGCTCGAAGCGCTCGGACGCGACGAAGAAACAGCACAGGCAGACGAAAAGGCCTGCGAATTAGCCGACAGACTCAACAAGGAGAAATCATGAAACACGAACCGGTAATCATGTACAGCCGAGAATGGTTGGAACACGAGCGCCGCAAAGCATGGCAGGAAGGCTACGCGGCCGGATGGAAAGACCAGGAATGCGACTTCCCGCCACACACCACAGAAAACCCATATCTGGAGACCAAATGACCAATACCGAGAAGACAATAATCTGCACCGTCATCACCTGCATGCTCATCATCTTCCTCACCATCGGCACATGCATCTCCATGCAGTGGTACACGTCCACCCACCACGATTTTCAAATGGAGACGGTCAAGACCGGTGACGTGACGTGGGCATGCCTCAAAGACCGAGGCGCATACATCGGATGCAACACAGTGGAGGAATACAAGTGAAGAAAATACTCGAAGACATGATCATCAAGTGGCATCAGGCCGGTTACGCGCTCGACGAGATCGCGCCGCTCGTGCCGCAAGTGCCGAAAGCCGAAATCGCCGCACTCATCCGCCAGCACGACAAGGAGACCAGACTTTGACCAACTGCCAGCACTGCCGGAAGCCAATGAAGCCGGTGGCCGCGAATCTGCTCTGCGCCAGCTGCCGAGAAAACTACTGGCAGCTGATCCGCCAGCTCGGACACGTCCAACTGCCCGCCCTGCGGAGCATCATGCTCCGACAGGCCCGCATCGGCACCCCAGCACACACGCCAAGCCGAGGCAACGCACCAATACCCATCGACACCCACGCTCAAGACCTCATCGCAGACAGCGAAGCATGGTTGGCGGAACAGGCGGGCAAAATACGCGCCGCATACGCTGGATACGACTGGCGGAAAGCGTGGTTCGCCATAATCAGCAACCGGCGCACCATCCTCGACATGAGCACTGCAGCAGACGATTACGCAGCCCTGGAACACATCAGCCGACGCAACGAGACGGCCTTGACACCAGAAGAGGCAATGGTCATCATCGGCACATGCCCACAATGCGGCCACCAAGCCACCAGCACGCCACAGGCCGACGAATGGACATGCCCGCACTGCAAATGGCAAGGCGGAGTCCAAGCCATCAAAGCCACCCGCGACAACAAACTCTGGCAACTCGAATACACCGGAAAACCAGTCGAAGTCGCAAGATACCTCTCCAAAATGGACATCCACTGCACAAGCGACCAGATCCGCCAATGGCTCACCAGAGGCAAACTCCACGCCACGCCGACAAAACACAAAGGAGAGTACGTGTTCAACCTCGGAGAAATAACCGCCATGCTTGACTGTCACAATTAAAATGCTATACTGTCGTACAGTAGTAAAATGGTTCAGCCTGAAAGGGCTGGACCATTATTCATATCAGCTTCGGTAGCTCAGTGGCAGAGCACGAGGGATAGCACAGATACCAGAGGACGGATACCAAACCGGCCATGGCTTCATGATTCTTTGCGAATGCCCGTGATCAGAGATAGTGCATCCCACACCATGCGCTGGTTCGACTCCAGCCCGAAGCGCTATACACCTCTCTGTCGATGGGGGATTGCGATGTACAAGGTATGCTCCACCTCCGGCTGCCCGCACCTGGTCTCCTCCGGCTCCCTGTGCGACGAATGCAGGAAAGCCAAGGACAAGCGCCGCTCGCGCGGCCGCAATCCATACACCTCGAAAGCCCACAGGCTCGCACGGGCCCGTGTGCTGGCGAGGGATCCGCGATGCGTCTGCCCAGGCGACGGACCTGACGGATGCGGCAGGCACCATGGCCTGTGCGGCGCCCCCAGTACCATCGCCGACCATTGGCCGCTCGAACGCGTCGAGCTCGTCGAAGCCGGATTGAACCCAAACGATCCGGCACGCATGCGCGGCCTGTGCAAGCGTTGCCACGACAGCAAGACGGCAAGGACGAAACCTTCAGGCTTCAACGGCCGAAGCCTTCGCTGATTCATCTCATCTGCTGCACGCATGCGGTACGTCGAGCCAAGCCGACGACGTCCGGCGCGCGCCGCAAGCGTGAGGCGAAGCGGAAAACAAAAGCGATCAAGTCTTTTTCAATTCGGTTCGCGGCCTGCCGCAAAGCCGGACGCGCAATATTGGAAAACGTTGGAAAATCAACGAAAACAAACCAGCGAAACACCCACGGGGGTACCCCTAACGGATTGGTGGCCGGAACCGCCGGAGAGCTGTCTCCGAGGTGCGGAGGGTTCAAAAGTTTCAGAGGGGGGGGCGGGCGAAAGGCCCGGCCGCCGACAGCGAAGGAACGGCGCGAGGCCGTCCGACGATGGAGGAGACATGCCAAGAGGAGGAAAACGCGTCAGATCCGGTCCGATGCCGGATCCGTCGAGCGGTGCGAGCGAACGCAGGGGATACACGCTGCGCAGTCTTCCGAACACGGAATACAAGGGCCGGCCGCCGAAGTTTCCGCTGCCGCCTTACGTGATCCGCTATTTCGACAAGGACTCGCAGGAATGGATCGAGGACAGGGCCGGTTCGGAATCCTGGAATGCCCGGGAGGCCGAACTGTGGAGGCAGTTGTGGCGTCTGCCGCAGGCGCGCGCGTGGAAACAGCCACAGCTGAAGTATCTGCATTACCAGATCGCCTCGTATGTCCGCGAATGCGTGGTGTGCGAGAGCCCGTCGGCCAAGGCGGCCGACGTGGCCGTGAAGATCAGGCTCGAGGACCGGATAGGCCTGTCCGAGGCTGGATTACAGGCGCTCGGCTGGAAGATCTCCGAGGACAACGTCGACATGGCCGCCCACGAGGTGCCCGCCACGGACGCGGAGGCCGCCGCCAGCGGCATGGACACCAAGATCGTCCAGTTCCCACGCCGGTTGAGGGCGTGACATGGCCGACGACTGGATCATCGACTTCCCGACCCTCGCCGACCTGCAGGACGCCTGGGTGCGGCGGCACGTGCGCCAGCCAGACGGAATCCTCCGCGGCAAGCCCTTCTGCTGGTCAGATTGGCAGTTCTGGTACGCCGCACACCGCTGGAGGGTGCGCGAGGACGCGGAATTCGTGCCCCCCGAGGAGGTCACGGTAGACAATCCGCTCGTCCTCAACCAAGCTTTTCAATATCGTCTGACCGGCTGCATCGGCCCACAGAAGACAGGCAAGGGGCCGACCGAGGCGTCATGCGCCATCCTCGAGGCCTGCGGCCCCGTCGTGTTTGCCGGATGGGCGAAGCCCGGCGACGTGTACCGCTGCTCCGACAACGGCTGCCCCTGCGGATGGGTCTACCACTACAATCCGGGCGAGCCGAGGGGCATGCGCCACCCGTCGCCCCTCATCCAGCTGACCGCGAACTCCGAGGACCAGGTGCGCAACGCCTACCGTCCACTCGTCGCGATGATCCGGCTCGGACCATTGAAGCGGCTGCTCAAGGTGCGCGAGGGCTTCATCCGAATCCTGCGCCCCGGAATCAACTTGGATGATGACGATCTCGACCTCGACCGCATCGACGTGGTGACCGCCTCGGCCACCAGCCGTCTGGGCAACCCGATCTCGGACGCCGAACAGGACGAGGCCGGTTTGTACACCAAGTCGAACGGCATGCTCGACGTGGCCGACACCCAACGCCGTGGCGCCGCCGGCATGGGCGGTAGGACGCACTTCTGGACCAACGCCTACGACCCCGGCGAGAACTCGTACGCCCAACAGCAGTTCGAATCGGCCAGCAAGGACGTGTGGATCTTCTACCGCAACCCCGACCTGAATCCCGATTTGCGACACAAGGACGGTACGCCATACAGCTTCAACAACCGGCGCGAACGCCGCAAGATCCTCGAATGGGTCTACGCCGGCAGTCCCTGGGTGCCCTTGGACTCCGTCGAAGCGGAGGCCGAGGCGCTCATGGATAAGGACCCGGCACAGGCCGAGCGCTTTTTCGGCAACCGAATGGTGCAGGGAGGCGGCGCATGGCTCGAGGACGGACTATGGGAGAGCTGCTATGCGGGACAATAGACCACTCAACAAATCAAGGATGCGGACGATGAGGCAATACAATCTTCCGCTGCTGCAAAAGGTGCGGACGGTTGGCAGATACGACATGCCAATGCTTGCAAAACAGGACGTCACCACCCCTGACACGTTGATGGGCTTCAATTACGCGACCGGCAAAAAGACAGTCAAGCATTGCGGAATCCATTTCTTCATCGATGACTACCAGTTCCAGAGAGTCTGGAACCAGCCGGACAGATACATCGCGCCGCTCAAACGCTTCCAGTGTGTGCTGACGCCTGATTTCAGCACATACATGGACATGCCGGAAGCGATGAAGATCTATAACGTCTTCCGAAGCCGTCTGATCGGAGCATACTGGCAGTCCTGCGGGCTGAAAGTCATCCCAACGCTTCAATGGGCTGGCCCAGAATCGTTCTCTTACTGCTTTTCAGGCATTCCAAACAACTCCACCGTCGCGGTAAGCACTGTCGGAGTGAATGACAATCCGACGGCAGAGCTCTATTGGCGGCTCGGCATGCGGTACGCGATCGACAGGCTTGAACCGGAAAAGATTCTCCTCTACGGAGATGCCATTCCGTTTTTCGACTTCGGCGCCACCGAAGTTGTCGCATTCGAAAACAGCAATGTGGAAAGGATGAAAAAATGGGCGGAAGAGGATCAAGCTCGGGCGCAGGCCGTGGCGGACATGGCGGCGGAGGGGGAGGCTCTGCCACTGACCTCTCATCCGTAAGCGACTCGGATCTCACCAAGATGATGCGCGACGCGGGAAACCGCATGGACACCGCATCGGAAATCATGCAGAGAACCGCGCACGGAGCCACGCAATACAACCAGCGCATGCCGGAAAGCGTGTTCCCGGAGGCAACCAAGGCGAACTACGACAAATACCAAGCGGCTTCCAAGGCATTCCACACCGCCAGAGCACAGCGCGACAGAATCTCCGACGAACAGATCCGACGCCAACCAAAATCAAGCGGCACAAGCCGCGCATTCGTCAATTCCTTCGGCGAAGCGACGACAAGGGAGATCACAAACCAGAACTACCAGCGCTCGCAGAAGAGTTTGTCGAAATCGGTCTTGAGGAACATGGGATACTAGCATGTCCGAGCATGAGCTTTGGCTTGAGAACCCGCCGAAAGGCACAGAGGTGTGCCTCGGCTTCGACGGCTCCGAGAACGACGACTGGACATGCATCAAGGCCGAGACCCGTGAAGGTTTCATCTTCACGCCACGGTATGGCGCGGATCGTCGTCCGACGATCTGGAATCCGAAGACGTGGGGCGGCCGCATCCCGCGCGGCGAGGTCAATGCCGCCATGGACGAGCTCAACGACCGATACAAGGTGATCCGCGCCTATTGCGATCCCGGTTTCCGCGACGAGGTGTCGTGGGAATCGCAGATCGAGGCATGGGACTCCCAATACGGGCCGAAGAAATTCATCCCCTGGTCGATGAGCGGTTCGAGCCGTATCACCGCCGTCTGGGAAGCGTTGAAACGCTTCGAATCCGACCTGCAGCATCACGCGATCACGCAGGACGGCTGTCCGATCACCATCACGCACATGCGCAACGCAAGACGCTTCGCCAAGTCCGGCGAACGCTACGGGCTGGGCAAGCCGAAGCAGACGCGGAAGATTGATGCGGCGGTGACGTGCGTGCTGGCGCACGAGGCGGCATGTGATGCACGTGCCGCCGGTTGGGGCAGGAAACGCAAGGCGTACCTGCTGACTGGTTCTACTACGAGGGGGTTCTAAATGATTCGTACCGCCGATGACGTGAATCGCATGGCGAATCTTCTCGCCTTGAAGATCGAGAACCGTCGGCCGGGCATCAGGAAGCATACGGATTACGTGCGTGGCAAGCGCGGCACACTGAAATTCGCGTCCGACGAATTCAAACGCTACATGGCGGACCGGTTCTCAGGTTTCGCCGACAACTGGTGTCTGCCTGTGGCGCAGGCGCCGGTCGAACGCATCCACTTCAAGGGCTTCATCCCATATGACGACCGCGAATTGGATTCGCACGTGATGCGCGTGTGGGAGCGCAACGACTGCGACCGCAAGCTGCAGGAGAGCGCGCTGATGATGACCACGACCGGACGTGCTTTCGGCCTGGTCACGTCGATGCCGGACGGCAGGGCGCGCATCAGCTTCGAGCATCCGGACAGCGCGGCAGTGCACTATGATCCGCTCACCGGCGAGGTCGACGCCGGCCTCCTGGTCCGATACGACGAGGAGCACGAGTTCGGCACGCTGCTGCTGCCGGACATGGTCTTCGACGTGGTGCGCGTGCGTGCAGGCGGGGACGACGAGCGTAACCGTCTGCCGCCCGGCGTGGAGGGCTGGCGGTTCGTGCCGGATTCGGCGCGCGAGAATCCTCTCGGCCGAGTTCCGCTGGTCGAATTCCGCAATCAGATGCTCCTGGACGACCTGCCGATCAGTGATGTGGAGCAGGTCGAATCGATGCAGGACGCCGTCAACGTCTGCTGGGCCTACACGCTCAACGCCCTGGACTTCGCGTCCATGCCTGCGAGGGTGATACTCGGCGGCGACTCCCTGTCCGAGCCGGTCTTCGACAAGGCGACCGGAGAGCAGGTCGGTGAACGCCCCGTGAACCTCGACAAGCAGGTCATGGAGCGCATCATGCAGATCACCGGCGACAACGTGTCGATCGGCGAATGGACAGCCAGCAACCTGCAGGCTTTCCTGCCGATCATCCAGAAGGCCGTCGAGCACATCGCGGCCGAGACACGCACGCCCGGCCACTACCTGCTGACGAATGCGGAGGTGCCGGCCACCGGCTACGAGGTCGCCGAAGCCGGCCTCGTGTCGAAGACATTGGAGCGCATCAGCTTCATGCGTCAGCCGGTGCGCGAATTGTGCGTGATGGCCATGATGCTCGAGGACGATGAGGAATCAGCCCGCATCCTCGAGGATTCAAAGGTCGTGTTCGCCACACCGCAATACCGGTCCGAGGCCCTCATGGCCGACGCGATGCTCAAATACAAGAAGCTCGGATACCCGTTGCAGTGGATCGCCGAGCAGATGGGTCAGAGTCCGGAGGACATCAAGCGCATCATGCGCATGGTGGACGACGAGAATCACGATCCGGAGATGGCGGAGATAGCCCGCAGCCTGCAGGTCGGAGGTGCATCTGATGACGGTGACGCTGGAGAGCCTGTCGGACAGTCGGCACACTCTGGCCAGACTGTGCCTGCTGGCCGTGAGGGCGGCGGACAAAACGTGGAAGGGCGTGGATCCGAGGCGGGTGCGTGACAGCTGGAATCGGACAAACGCCGATTTCCTTACGCTCTTCGCCACACTGCAGACCCGCGCCGCGAGCGACGCGATGGACTCGTCCACGTTGATGCTCGCCGAACAGGGCGACTACGTGCGCCCTGACGGTATTGCGAATCCCCTCGCCTTCGGGACGGGTTTCGCGCCGAGCGGCATCGACCTCGAATCATATTTCGATATCCCGGTGACGCGCACTTTGTCGGCCATCAAGTCAGGCATGGGCGAATCCGATGCCATGATGGCAGGTCGTGCGACGCTTCGCCAGATGGCCATGCAGGCCCTCGAGGACACGTCAATCAGCGCGATGGGCGTCAGCATCACGCAACGTGCCGGCGTCGGCTATGTGCGAGTCGAATCACCCGACTGCTGCCCAAGATGCGCCATCCTCGCCGGAAAATACTTCCGGCACAACAACGACTTCCTTCGTCATCCGAAATGCCACGGCCGCACCATACCCTGCAAAGGCAAGGAAAAGGCCGAGAAACAAGGCTGGATCACATCGCCGATGGACCGCTTCAACAACATGAGCGAAGAGGAGCAGGACAAGGTCTTCGGGCATGCCGACGCGCAGGCAATCAGAGACGGCGCCGACATCTACCAGGTCGTCAACGCGCATCGAGGCATGCGGCCGGTCGGACGCGGCAACATCCGCATGACAACGTCCGAAGGCACCAGCCGCTACGGGTGGAGCCGCATGATCCGCAAATACGAATACGGCCAACGCCAGAGGCGCAGGCTCACGCCGGAAGGCATCTACAGCTTCAACCTGCCGCGCGAGCAGACCATCGAACTTCTGAAGCGCGAGGGATACATCCTGCCCGACAAATGGCGTGAGCAGGTGCCGGAGCTTCGCCGCAGCCAATGGCTGCACGACAACGGATACCGCCAGGGACGGCATGAGGAGCTGACCGCGGCGCAGAAGCGTCTGCTCAATGCGCGGCTCCGCTACGAGGCCGCATTGGACGGCCACAATCCCTACCAGCCCGGCAAACCGGTCACGCCTGACGTGCTGGCGAAGGCCGAGAACTCGTATCGCCGCTGGCTTTCCAGCAACGGCGAAAAATACACCGAATGAAAGGAAACACTATGTCCGATGGACAACAGCAGGATCCGAACACCAACGATCCGGGCGCGCAGGAGCCACCCGTCGACTGGCACGACAAGTTCCTAGGCCAGAAAAAGGTCAACAACGACCTCGAGGCGAAGCTCAAGACCGCCTACGAGAAGGCCGACCGCGTGGACGACCTGGAGAAGCAGGTCGCTGACTGGGAGAAGCGCGGCAAGGAATTCGAATCCGCGCAGGCCACGATAGCCGGACTGCAGAAGCAGGTGCTCCAGGCGAACGTCACCGCCGCGGCCACCGGCAAGCTCATCAATCCGGGAGACGCATTGAAGCTCATCGATTTCTCCGACCTGACCGCTGACGATCAGGGAGGATACGACCAGAAGGCGATTTCCAAGAAAATCGACGATCTGGTCACGGCACACCCGTATCTCGCGCAAGGCGGGAACAATGCTGGCCTGGCGGGAATCATCCCACCGTCAGGCGTCCGCGATGGCGATCATCAGGCGGGACAGCTTACCAGGGACGATCTGAAGAACATGACCCCGAAGCAGATCGAGGAGGCGCGCCGCAAGGGCCGTCTGGATGACCTGCTCGCAGGCCGCAGCAAGTAAGGAGGCCACCAGCAATGGCAATCACCAATTTCATCCCCGAGGTATGGTCCGCCGCCATCCTCGAAGCCCTGCGCGCGAAGCTCGTCTTCCCGAGCCTGTGCAACCGCGATTACGAGGGCGACATCCGTGAGGCCGGCGATACCGTGCACATCACCGGATACGACGACGTGACTGTGCACAAGTACGTCCGCGGCCAGGCGATCACCGTCGACGATGTCAATGACAAGGAAGCAGCCGTTCTTGAAATCAATCAGTCCGACTATTTCGCCTTCAAGGTCAACGACCTCGACAAGGCTCAGGCCAAGGCGGACATGACTGGAAAGTTCACCAATTCCGCCGCCTACAACATGATGAAGAACGTGGAGAACTACATCTCTAATCTCATGGACACTGCCGTCAGCACGCCGGCGAAGACCGTGGACGTCGGCACCCCCGCCGACGCGTATCTCGCCGTCGTGGAAGCCGGACGCAAGCTCGACGTGCAGAACGTGCCCGACGAGGGACGCTGGCTCGTCGTCAGCCCAGACTTCTACGCGCTCCTGCTGCAGGACTCCCGCTTCATCGAAGGCACAGAAGCGGGCCATAATACGCTGCTCAACGGCGTGGTCGGCCAGGTGCGCGGCTTCACCGTAGTGAAGTCCAACAATGTGCCGCACAAGTCCGCCAGCCCGGACACCCAGTCCATTCTCGCCGGCACCAACGCTGCCGTCACCTTCGCACAGCAGGTCAGCAACGTCGAGGCTATGCGCATGCAGACCGACTTCGCCGACATGGTGCGCGGCCTCGACCTGTACGGCGCCAAGGTCATCCGCCCCGAGTGCCTGACCAAGATCACACTGAACCTCTCCACCTCCACCGGTCGTTCCATGCAGGATGCCCATCAGGCCGTCGTGGACGAAACGTCCGACACCGCTGGTGATGATGCCGATAAGGCAGACACCGGCAAGAAGGGCAAGTGACCGTCTGATCGGAGGCTGACATGATCGCCTTGGCCACACTGCAGGACCTGCGGAAGTACGGCATCGACGTGCCGGACAACACCGTCGCGCTCAGCCTGCTCGACTCCGTATCCGCCGCCGTGCGCGACGCTGCCGGCTGTCCGATCACCATGGGCGAATGGACCGTCGACCTGCCCGGCGAACAGTCGAGGAAACTTGACCTGCCATGCAGGGCGGTGCAAGCCGTGTCCAAAGTACTGGTCGATGGTCGGCCGATTGAAGACTGGAGGCTCTTCGGCTCATCGCTTTACCGGGCGGAGCCGTGGAGCCCCTTTGGCGGCATCCCGTCGACTGTGACGGTCACCTTCCGAGGTGGCTGGGATCCCGTGCCGGAGGACATCGTCAGACTGGTCTGCTCGTATGTCGCTGCCGGATTGCATCAGCTCGCGGATGGTGGCCCCGGCGCCCACTCCGGCATTGCCTACGAGAGGCTTGATGACGCGCAGGTCGGATATACGCATGATGGCACCCAGATCGACGCGACCGAATTGCCGGAAGCGACCAGACGCAGCCTGCGCAACCGCTTCGGTGCGAACGTCAGTTCGATTGGAGTGTTCCGATGAGAATCAGCACATCCTTTCTCGCAAAGGCCAGAGCCAACGCGGAATGCCTGATGACCGACCGATGCATCGTCACGCGCCCAGGCGAATCCGTGACGGATCCGGACACGGGACTGCCGGACACCGGCACGGAGAAAGTGTACGAAGGCCGATGCAAAGTGCAGACGTCCGGCGGTCTCGCCAGCGAACAGACCGAGGGAAGCGCCGCCCAGAACATGGGCGCCGTCAGCCTCGTCTGGTCGCTGTACATGCATTTCCCGTTCGACACCGATGGCCTGCGCGCCGGAGACGTCGCGGAGATCACCGAATCCGCTAACCCGCTGCTCAAAGGCAGACAGCTCCGTCTCGTCTCCCCGCAATCGGAGAAGACGCACGCCACAGCCTGCCGCTGGAACGCGAAGGAGGACTCATGAGTGGACTGTTCGACGCATCCGAGCTGATGGCCTTCGGAGACGCGTTGCTCGCCAAGGGCGTAGCTCGCCGCGCTTTGATCTCCGCTTCGGTGAAGAAGGGCGCGCAGAACGTCAAGAACTCGATTCGAGATGATCTGAAGGGCTCCGGCAACAGGGCTTTTCGCCGTATCCCGATCAGCTACACGCTGAAGGAATCCGCTGGACGCATCACCGCCGAGATAGGCCCGACGAAGGGCGGCACTGGTTCGCTCGCGAACATCGCGTTCTTCGGCACCGCGAAGGGCGGTGGAACGCACCGATTCTACGAGCATGGTGAGGAAGAATTGCCGAAGCTCGCGGAATACGTGGCGCGTGCCGCCGTGGAGGTGGTCTGAATGACGTCGATCATGACGTTGACCGACACGATCCTCGACCATATCCCGAAGCCAGCGACGGGCTGGGCCGTGTACCGGCAGACCGCCCCGAAGCCGACCGACAAGCCGCCGTGGGTGATTGAGACGGTCACGACCAACGGCCATATCGTCGGCGAAACGCAGCATGTGCATTGCGGCATCGGCACTTTGCTGGTGCGCATCGTGAGCACCACGGCCGATTCCGTCAACGTGCTGGCCGATGACCTCATGATTCCAGGACTTGCTGGCAAAAGGTTCGTCGCGCAGGGTTTCGACACCGGCTGTCTGACGTTGTTCTCCGATTCCGGCGCTTATGCGGCCGGACTTACCGCAGAGGACACGGCGCTGCTTTACCAGTGCCGTCTTCTGACTTTCAAATTCAACTGGTCACGCATGTGACCATCAAATATTAAGGAGGAGTCATGGTTTTGACTCTTGGAACCGAAGTTCCTTCCACACCGGCGGACGGTCTGGTCAACACGATCTGGGTGCCGTCCATCGAAAACATCCAGAAGCCGACCGCCGACGAGATCAACGCCGGAACCGACCTGAGTAACTACGTCACCATGGGCGGCTGGTCGTGCTCGCCGTCGCAGGAGTCCATCTCCGACCAGCGAGAGAACAGCGCGCAGGATTATGAGAATCCCGGACGCAAGAAGATCAGCGGTTCAAGCATCGAGGTCATCGACAACACCAACACTTCGCATTCCACGGAAAACGTGGCAATGGAGACGTTGACTGAGGGTGCGGAAGGCTATTTCGTGCGCCGCTATGGCAAGCAGACGGATGAGGCTTTTGCCGCCGGAGATACGGTGAACGTGTATGCTGTCCGCATTGGCATGAGCGCCAAGGTGGCGATTGCCGCGAACAGCGTGCTGCGCAGCAAGGTCAATTTCTCCGTTCGCGCTCCTGGCTGGGCGGAGAACGTGAAGGTCGCCTGATTGATTCTTCCCGCATCGGACTTTTGTCCCTTTCGCCGGTGCGGGATCCTCTTTTTCCTCTTTTCCGGCAAAGGGACATGAATATTAGAGCGAAGGAACACATATGCTTAAAGTCACCAGGCGCACTCGTGAGGTTGATATTATCCTCAACCAGCAGACCGCCGAGGATATTGCGCGATTGGGTGATGCGTTGGCCGAGGAGACCACGCGCGAGCGAGTCACGGAGGCTGGGACGAACCGGCAGGCGAAGGCCACCGCGCGGCGCATCGAAGAGCTGCGCGAACAGGCGGATGCGGAGACGTTGAAGCTCACGTTGCGAGCATTGCCGGTGAGCAAGTGGGCGCAGGCATTGGCCGCGCACCGCAATGACAACGGCACGAACGACATGTTCGGCACCGCCGCCGCGGCATTGCCGCTCATGCTTGATTCTGCGACCATCGGCGGTAAGCCGGTGGCCGACGAGGACAAGACCGAACAGGCGTGGCGCAGTCTGTTCGAGGAATTGACGGATGGCCAGTTCACGCCGATCTGGCAGGCCATCGCCGAACTGAACGGTACCGCAGCGGACCCAAAAGCGGCATTCGACCTCGCCTCGCAGGTTCTCCGCAACTAGTCGAGGACCTTAAGATCTGCCGCCAGCTCGGCATCAGCTATAAGCGTTTCATGGGCTGGCGTCCGAGTGAGGGCGATGAGGTCGAATGGGATGAGACGGAACGCAATTGGATGCGTTCGTTGGCGGAATACGAACGGTCATTATGCCCCATGTGCGGTTTGCCTCGCTCGATCTGCCAAGACCCGAAGAGCGAACTTACATTGCATGCCGAAACCAGCGTCTGCTGGGCCACTGCGCACATGCAGCAGGCCATGAAACAGTGGACGGAGGCCAACGGCAGGGACAATCCGGCCGCGAACGCCTTGGTGGCGCATTTGACCTGACATTTTGGAGGATGCTTTGGCGGAGAACAAGAACATCGTCATCCGGTTGATGGCCGACACAGCCTCATATGAGGCGGCGATGACCCGCGCCGGAAGCACTGCGAGAACAGTCGCTTCTGGTATGGAGAACACCGGACGCAAGTCCGCGCTCATCGCCAGCGGCATGACCGCCGCCGGACTGGCCGTGGCCGCGTTCGGCGTGGCTGCAGTCAAGATGGCCGCAGACTTCGACCAGCAGATGAGCACCGTCCAGGCGAACACCGGCGCGACCAGCGCACAAATGGACCAGCTGCGTGCCGCCGCCATCGAAGCCGGTGCGAGCACCGTGTACAGCGCCAGCGATTCAGCCGACGCGATCAACGACCTCGGCAAGGCCGGCATGAGCGTCACGGACATCCTCACAGGCGGATCGACCGGAGCGTTGAATCTGGCCGCCTCGGACGGCATGGCGGTAGGCGATGCCGCCGAATACATGGCCAACGCGCTCTCCATGTTCCATCTGAAGGGCTCGCAGGCGTCGCAGGTCGCCGACACGCTCGCGGCCGGCGCGGGCAAGGCCGTCGGCAACGTGTCCGATTTCGGCGAAGCCCTGAACAACTGCGGCGCCCAGGCCAACTCTTTCGGCATGAACATCCAGGAGACCACCGGCGTGCTCGCTTTGTTCGCGCAGAACGGCACCATCGGCGCCGAGGCCGGCACCCAGTTGAACAGCATGCTGATGAAGCTGGCCGCGCCGTCCGCCGAAGCGTCCAATACGATGAAGGAATTGGGCATCAGCGCATATGACGCTCAAGGCCATTTCGTCGGCATGGCGAAGTTCGCCGGCCAATTGCAGAAGGCTGAGAAGAACCTGACGGACGAGCAGCGCAACCAGGCGAACGCGACCATCTTCGGCAGTTACGCCATCAAAGCCGCGAACTACCTGTATGAGGCCGGCGAATCCGGCGTCAACAAATGGACCAAGGCCGTATCCGAATCCGGTTACGCCGCCGAACAGGCCGCCGCGAAGAACAACAACCTCAAAGGCGACCTCGAAAACCTTTCCGGTTCGATGGAATCCCTGATGATCTCCGTCGGCGAAGGCGCTCAGGGGCCTTTGCGCAAGATGGTGCAGGGGTTGGATACGCTGGTTGACGCGTTCGCCGGTTTGCCGTCAGGCGTGCAGCAGACGCTCGTGGTCATGGCATCATTGGCCGGCGTGTTCGGAGCCGTACACAAGGCCGCAGGCAATCTCAACGGCAGCACCAGCGCCATGGCCAACAACATCGGCCTGGCCATCGACCCGATCCAAAGAGTCAAGACGGCGCTCGCATCCGCGCAGACCGCCTTCCAGATGTTCCGCGCATCGTCCATGAGCGCATCCGAGCAGATGGCCGCCTTCGGCACCACAGCCAGCAAGGCGCAGTTGAAGACCGCCGGATTCAAAGCCGTCGGCAGCAGCGTCATGAGCCTGCTCGGCGGGCCGTGGGGCATCGCCCTGACCGTGGCCGGAGTGGCGTTATCGGCATTCATCGGCCACCAGCAGAAGGCCAAGGAAGCCACGGAGCAATTGCAGTCGGCTCTGGAATCCGGCAGCAATATCAGCGAGACCATCGCCGGAGCCTATCAGGATATGAGCAGTGGCGGTGTCGAGTTGACCAAATGGCTTGACAAGGCGGGTGTCAGCCTGACCGACATGACCAGCGCAGCCATGGGGAACGAAGCCGCGTTGAAGCGCGTCAACAAGCAGATCAAGGAAATCGACAAGCCCGGCCCTGGCGCAACCGCAGCATCCGCCATCAGGAAAGCCCTGAAAGAGGAATCAAAGGCCTACGATGATGCTTCCAAGAAGGCCAATGAGAAAAGCAAGGCCGCCAAGAACGCGGTGGATGCTGACGGAAAGTCGGCGTCGGCCGCGAAGGAAGCTGCCGGCGCGAACAAAGAGCTTGGCTCTTCAGCTTCGGATGCGTCAAGCCAAATCGATGATCTTGTCCAGGCGTTGTTTGGTTTGGAGTCGGGCAATCTGACTGCGGACCAGGCAGTCGACCAACTGAATCAGAAGATCGGTGAACTGTCCGACACCTGCAAGGATAATGGCGTGGTGTTCGACCAGAACGGCAACCTGCTTGACAGGTTTTCCGAGAAGGGCACGAAGACCAGGCAGGCTTTGGAGGACATTGCCAGCAGCGCCCAGAACGCTGCGGAGAAGATTCTTAAGCAGGGCGAGAGCACCGGTTTTAGTAGCGGTGAGATCGAGCGTGCGAACGGCGTGCTGCAGGATGCTCGTGATGCGATCATCCGGCAGGCCGAAGCCTCGGGCATGAGCGAACAGGCCGCTAACGCCTTGGCGGACCGTTGGGGACTGAGTTCCGACAGCATCAAGGCTTCCATCGACAACATCAAGAAGACCGCCGACAACAACAAGGCGAAGCTCGATGTTGACGATTCCAAGGCCAAGAAGAAGACCAAGGATTCCGAGACCAACCTCGATAAATTCGGCAAGAAGATAGCGAAGGCCAAGCTCGACGCCGACGACAAGAAGGCCACGGCCAGCGCCAAGAAGGCGCAGAAGATGATGGACGACTTCAATAGGAAGCACGTCAACGCCACCATCGACGCGACCGACAAGGCATCCAAGAAGGCGAACACCGCCTCCAAGAACATCGGAAAGCTCAACGGAAAGAAAGCCACAGCCAGACTTGACGCGAAGGACAACGCCTCGCCGAAGGTAGACAAGGCCAACGCGAAGAAACTGTCAAACAAGCGCAACACCTTGGATTCCACCGATAGGGCAACGCCGAAGACGAACGCCGCGAACGCGAAGAGGCTCAACAACAAGAAGAACACCCTCAATTCGACCGACAAGGCCGGACCGAAGGTAGACGCCGTCAACCGCAAGAAGCTGAACGACAAGAAGAGCACCGCCTCGGTCAACGACCAGGCTACTCCGGTGCTCCGCTCCATCAACAACTTCAAGATCGCGGACAAGAGCTTCACCGTCACGGAGAAAACGAAGAAGGAGGGTGGCTACACCGGTGGAATGTTCACCGACGGCACGTTCCAGCATTTCGCCGGAGGTGGCATGTTCTCAGGTTATGTGGACCCCGCGTGGGCGCCCGGCAATGGTTTGAGCGACAGCGTCTACCTGCTCAACGCGCGTCTCGCCGCGGGCGAGTACACGCACAGGGCTGCCGCTGTCGACTATTACGGGCTTGAGGCCATGCGCGCCATCAATGAAATGCGCATCCCACGAGAGGCGTTCATGACAAGTCACAGCATGCCGGACGTTTCCGTGCAGGTGGATACGCGTGCCGTCGTTGCTGCGATCACAAGTCTGCACAACGATCTTGGCGCGATTATCAGCGCCTCGGCCGACACGTCGTCCATCAGCGACCGAGACCTGGGAAGGATGATCCGAAAATATGCGAGAGCTTAGCTACCGCGCACACGACGGTCGGACCATCGACCTCGACGGGAACGGATTGTGGGTGGCCGACCTGCAGGACATGCGCGCGAACGCGTGGACTTACACTCTGGCCGCGCGCGGAATCAAGGGCGTGAGCCGGTCGGCCATCACCTCCAAGATGACCATCCGCACCAAACAGCCGACGCTCCTGGATGACGTGTGCGCCCTGTTCGACATGGACATGCAGGCGCAGCGGCCCGGGACCATCACAGTCAACGGGGAATGGGGGCAACGCGCCTACGTCGTCGCATCCAGTCTCGGCATGCTGCCGATGCCGGACTACGCGCAGGTCGACTGCACCGTGGTTCTGTGCGACGGCGTGTGGCGCAAGGCTTTGCCGACACAGCATTTCTTCCCCGCTGCGGCCGGCACTGGAGGCCAGCTCGACCTGCCCACCGACCTGCCCACCGACCTCGGTACGTCCAGGATCGCGATGCTTGTCTCCAATCCAGGAGTCCAGCCCGCGGAATTCGCTGCGATGATCTTCGGTCCGTGCTCTAATCCGTCCTTCACCATCGGCTCCAACCGTTATGAGATTGACGATGTGGCCATCCCGTCCGGCGGATACATCGCACTGTCGGCCACCGGATTGGACAAGAGCATCAAGCTCGTCGCGACCAACGGCGACATCACCGACATCTTCGCCCACGGCCAGCGCGGCAACGGGTCCGGCGGCGGAAAATACATTTTCGAACCGATACCGGCGGGATCCAGTCTTTTGGGGGTCTCAGCCAACTTCGGCATCGATCTGACCCTCTACCAGCAGTCCGGAGGTGTGCCGTGGTCGACATTATCCTAGCCGACGCCAAACTGACTCCGCGCGGCAGCGTCTCTGACGTGACGCTTGATTGGGCGTCCGGCACTGACGAAAACGATTTCGAGATGACCATCGCCGATCCAACGCCGGTGCCGGTACGTGGCTGGTGGTGGTGGATCGACGGCACAGAGATAGGCGGCCGCATCGACGACATGCGCACAACGGTCACGTCAGGAGCATCGGAGGTGACATGGCTCGGACGCACATGGACCGGCCTGCTCGCCTCGAAGATCATCAGACCGGACAGCGGGCAGGATTACCTCACCGTCTCCGGCAGACTGCCGGACGTCGTCAAAAGCCTCGTACGGCGCATCGGCCTAGATTCCGTGCTCACAGTCGATTCCGACGACCAAAGCACCGTCACCAATTGGGTCTTCAAGGATCCGCGCTACGTGGACGCCTACACCGGACTGCGGAATCTGCTCGCATCATGCGGCAGACGCCTCGACATCAACGCCAGGAACAACCGGATCCTGCTCGGCATCACACCGGTGGAGACCATCGGCAACACCGTCGACTCCGACCTCGTGGACTTCAAGGCCGAGACCAAGCACCGGACCGTCAACCACCTCATCGGCCTCGGCGAGCAGGACCTCAAAAACCGGTATGTCAGCGAATGGTACGCGGACTCAAGAGGCAACGTGTCCCGCAAGCAGACGCTCACGGGAGTCGAAGAGGTGGCCGAAATCTACGACTATTCCGCCGCCGAGCAGCAAACATTGGACGACAGCACGATGAAACGCCTGCAGGAACTGCAGACCGGGGGCACCGTGGACGTGACGCTCGCCGAATCCATCGGCGAAAGACTCAAGGTCGACGACATCGTGACCGCCTCCGACCACAACACCGGATTGACCGTGACCGCGAAGGTCACCAAACGCATCATCAAGATTTCAGACGGCATCATGACCGCCTCATGCGAGGTAGGCCAGAGCGTCGTCAAGGAGGCAATATCAGGAAGGTGAGGGAAAATTGACCATCGAACTGGTTGACGGCAAGGCCGGAGTTGCACACATCTCAAGTGAGGACAAGGCGATCATCCATCAGGCCAAGTTCTCGAAGTCCGACGTGGTGTTCGACTGGGGCGACGCGTTCAAATGCTCGATGAGTTCATCCAACAGGGCGACGATCGGCACCGGCTGCGCGTCGATTCAAGGCTTGGACTGGCATATCACGTCGGCGGAATCGGTGACGATCTCCAACGGGTCGCAGGGAATGAAACGCAATGACATCATCTGCGCGCATTACAATCGTAACCCCAAGACTGGTAATGAGCTGGTGGAGTTGGTCGTGTTGAAGGGTTCGCCGAATGCGACTGCCGCCGCTGACCCGACCATTCCGTCAGGGAAGATATTGTTCGGCGCGGGTGACGCATACATGCCGTTGTGGCGTATCCCGCTTGACGGCATCACGGTCGGTACGCCGGTACGCCTGTTCACGCCGAGGGGGGCTTTGTGGGATTCCGTAACCCAGACGCTTATCGACTGCCAGTATGGCAAGGTGACGGGCGTGAAGTTTGGCAAGATCGCGCAGATTAGCATCAACTGGAAAAGCGCGAGCACTGACTCGTGGGGCAGTGGACAGTTCGGTACAATTCCGGAGGGTTGGAGGCCTGCGGTCGTCACGCATGGTACGTGGTCGGGGCGTGATGGTGGCAGCCAGCGTGATTTCATTCTGGAAACGAATGGCAATTTCCGTTATGCCAATTGTGGCGCGGTGCAGAACAGCGGCACGTTCTCCGGGACGATGACCTACATTCTCGCCTGAATAGCTTTCCGTAACCCAGC